TGCTTTAATCTCTCAATAAAGATTTTAACCTTAACGGAGGTGTCGGCAAATTTTTCACCTTCTCCAAAGAGGATGTTATTTAATCCTAATCTGATGTCCCTATCAAATATTTCATATTTTTTTGCATCAAGTAAATCCGCAATCTTTGGAACAACAAACTCCGCTCTAGTCGTATAGTCAGCAATCAACACCCTGCCAACAGATTCGTTAGCAAATAGCGTTTGCATTGTTTCTAGGTTCTTCTGATTTACTCCACCCTTGTCAGGCTCGGAGCCCATCGTCACCAAAAGAATGGCTTGCTGCATTGTGCGAGCAATCGCCATGTCTATTTTTTTCATTTCATATTTAGCATTGATATCCTCCAAGACTGGATATCCCATAGGAACTGAAAATGGCTCGTAATCTTGCTTCTTATAAAAGACCGCCGCTATTTTTTCTGGGTCAAGCGGAATCATTACGGTACTTGATTTAGAATCTAATTGTTTTTTTGTTGATTCTGGCAGGTTATTAATAATCTCCAATTCCTCTTCAGACTCTGGGTTTCTTAGTCTTTGTAACTCATAATCACTTACTAATTTAGAGTACCTACCACTAGAAAAAGAAAGCGTCCCCGTGAGCCTCACGTCGGAAGGATTTAGGATAGTATATTTAGTAGGAATTACAGAGTCGCTTAAAAGGCTTGGGCCAGAGCCAAAGGTTTGAGTTATCTTCTTTAAATCTCCAGCTTTTAATTTTGAAGAAAACCTATAAATAAAAACATTTCCAGAGCGGTAGTATTCCCTGAAGAACCTGTCCATAAAATTGGATAAATTAATTTTCTTAAAAAATGCATTTAAAAAGTTCCTTGATTTTTTACTTCCACCACGGAAATAAATATTGCTAACCGAGAACTCGGTCATCATATCAATAGTGCTTCTGAATATGGCAAAATTGTAATAAGCTTTTTGACACAACTTTACAGCATCTCTTACGTCGATAGAGCTTTTGTTGTTTCCTACGCCGCCAGTAGAATATTTAAACGGAACCATGCCGTCGTCAATATTATTGAACCTATCGCTTCTTTCTATGGTTCCAGCAGCATTTCTTCTGGAGCGAGTCTCAGAAGTGGAGGCAGTGGAAACCATTAA